ATAATGTCTAATAGCATGTCAGCTTCAGCATCTTGTGCATTCACACTTACGGAATCAGGTGCACCTTGTTGACCTTTGCTGATACTAACAGTTAAACCTTCACTTAATAGTGAATTTAATTGGTTATCTAATGATTCAAAAGCAAATTCATCTAATACATCTTTATCATGCATTGTTTGACCAAACGCTTTGAATGTATCACCTGGCGTCTTAATTGCCTGTTGTTTCATGTAAGCAGTTTTATCCATTTCATCTAGTTCAGGTGTATGAGCACCAAAACTAGCCATGTTATCTACTTCTGAGCCTGGCCCCATTTCACCAACTCTTGTACGACCTAATATCGGCATTTGACCATAGCACTCATCAAGACCACACTTGTAACCTTCGTGATATTGTCTTGCTTCTTCCATATCATCATGACGGCAGTTATATGGCTGCTTGCTTAAACCATGCGCTTTACCTTCATGATAGGCTGCTTTTAAATGATGGTCTCTGTTTTCTTTAATCATTTTCTTTTTGCAATCAGCTACCATTTGTTTTAATTCTTTGTGGTCACAATCTGGATGCATTTTACAAATTTCTGCTACAGATTTTCCATCTGTACACATTTTTTTGATGTGTGCCATTGACGGCATTTTCTTTTTATCTGCGCTCTCTAAGAACTTATTACTACGGCCGCCATTACTAATTGGGCTTGACTGTGCATAGTTCTGTGGTGCTTCAGCTTCTTTAACTTTACCCCAACCACTTTTAGCACGAATAGCAAATGCTAATTCTTTCATTTTAGTGCTTTCTGAACTACCCAATTTATGTGGGCCACTTGCTTTTAGTTTGTTATATTGTGACATTAACTCTGATTTAGTTTTACCATCAAACATACCCTTTTTCTCAGGATTTAATTTAATACCACCTTCAATTTTTTCATCTAATTCATCTTCTTTCATTGCACCAACAACTTGAGTATTACTTGGTGTTGCACCTGGTTTTTGCATTGATAATTCACCCCTTTTAGCGGCATCTATAACTGCTGGATTATTAGTTGTAATTGATGATGCTGTTGGATTTGCTGGGTCTTTAATCATAAAGTTTTGACCTGGTTTACCAATTGGTTGAACTGCTAAGCCTGCTTCTCGCATCATACCACTACCTTGCGTTTGTCCAACTTTTTGGCCGTACGCCGTAGCATCAGCCTGGTCTCTACCGTAGTTGGTTTTTGGTCTATTTATTGTAAGTTGTTTATTACGATCCAGTTTCTTGCTAGCGGCAGCGGCCGCATGGGCTGCTGGCCTATCGCCTGAAATTCGCACCTGCATTGGACTTACACCAGTCTCGGCTGATTTAGCGGCGGCTCTGGCTGAAAAATCAGCATAATTATCAGCATGGGCTTGCTGTGCATTTTGTTGTCTTGCATCATGCACTTTGTTAACTAATCCAGTGCTAAGTTCATTTAATTTTGCTTCATCCATTTGGTCAAAGTATTCTTTTAAACTTTTTTCAGCTTTCTTTTCTTCTTTATCAGCATCTTTCATTGGAGTGTGTTGCATACCTTTTTTACCTTTTGGTACTTCACCAGTAGTACGGCCAAAAATGTCACCTACTTTTTGTTTCTTAGGATCGTTTTTACCTGTCAATGGCTTATCAGCTTTTACAGGTGCACCGCGCTTTTTAGGCTCTGTACTTTTTTCTTTTTTAACTACAGGATTGCCTTCGTCATCAGTGTCAAACTGACGACCATAATCACCCTTGTGAACTAAGCCAGTTTTAGTGCGTGTTGTTTCTGCCTCATTTAACTGGTCTAATGATTTTAATAAACTTTTGAAATCCATTTTATTTTCCTTAATAATTAAACCATTGCGCCAGTTTTTGGCTTCGGTGGTCTTGTAATTTGTGTCATTGGGCTTTTATCTCCCAATTTTTTATCATCTAGATATGGCTTGAATGGATCAAACGCATCTGGAGTTTTTTTGCCTGCGTATGGAGTATCAATTTTAGAACCCTTAGCTTGGTCTTTAATTGATTGTAAATATGAATCACCATATGCTTTACTTGCTTCTTTAGCACCAGGCTGTTCTTCTAATTCACCATAATTTAGTAATGGACTATGACTCATTTCATTTTCATATCCTACTTGTTCACTATCAATACTATCATCAAAATTAGTACCAACTACACGTACCATGTTAACATTGTAACCTAGTAACTGTGCAATCTGTTGAATCATTGGTTCTGTGGCTGGGTATCTAAACTCAGCTTTAATGATTGATATAGCTTCATTCTCTAAATTCGGAAATCCATATGGACTCTTTTGAATAGGAGTACGTACCGGGTCGCTAATCTTGACTGGATCAAACTTGTTTAGATTGTATTTAAACATATCTAAGAAGTTCTTGTCAATTTCGCCGGCAATTTTGATAGTGTAATTGTATGTATGAACACTTTCTACTATGTATTGTTTTAGGCTTTTCATTTTTTATTCCTGTATTAATTATTTATCATTTTTCATTTGTTTTAGTGGAGAGGATTTTGAGTAACTCATTACGGTCTAGCGTTTTACCCTCACCTAAAGGAGTGTTTGGGATATCTTCTGTTTTGCTTATCTTTTGGTCTAGTTGTGCTTTTTTCAACTGCAATTCAATCATTTTTAATTTCTTGTTTATCTTAGCTGTTTTAGCAGTAATAGCATGTCCCAACATACTACTTGCACTATTAAATATTTCGCTAGCAAATCTACTATCAACTTGCATACCCAAATCCATTAAGTCCTTGTAACTGCTTGTTGCTAGTCCAGCAAGTTCATCCATTTCCCCGTCAGCCATTTCCAATCCACGAACCTGAGGTAATGCATTCTCAATCTTTTCAATGTTATCTAATGTTTCTGTGATAACTAAGTCTGCGTTATCAGGAATAGGAACAGCTAGATTATCAATCTCATGCTGAGGTAATTCAAATAATTCTTCTAATTTTTTATTCATGAAAGTATTTATTTACTTTCGTGAACCGTTTCGAAAAAGGTCATCCTCAGTGATTACTCTAAAAGTATAACCCTGTGCCTTGCAATATGCCATGGCTGCTTGCCACTTAGCATGATTAATTGCAACAACCATTTTGTCTTTTGCACTTGCGCCACGGCTTTCAATAAGGCTTTGTTTTTTTGGCTTAATTTCAACAACTTCAGCTATTGATTTGCCATATTTATTTTGATAGACTACAAAAAAATCAGGAATATAATTATGTACTTTACCATCTAATGGATGACGATAGGGTATTGATAGTGCTTCGCTAGCCCAATGAGTAACATTGTTATGCGTATCACAAAAAGTCATGAATGTAAGTTCCCATCCTGACCTATATTTAGGTTTATGTTTACCTACATATTTTTGCGGGTTTTTAGGGGTGAAGATACCTTGTGCCCAATTACCCATAATTATATCACGATATTACGTGCAACCGGTTGATTTGATTTAGGTATAATTGCTATACCATATAATGAAGTTTTACTTTTGAAACTATTTAAGTAATAAGCAAGTACTTGGTTGAGTTCCATTTTAGTCTTGCCTTTTATTTGATCCAACAAGTCAAGTACAGGAATACCAGTATCTTGTGCTATTCTAAACATTACTGCGGTAAAATTATTAGCAATAGTTTTTGTAGCACAGACACTTGTAAAATAACTATGTACAATATCATATTGATTACCCGGTACAACCAGGTTAAAGGAATAGAATGAATCAAAAATTCTAACTGTTTGATCCATGTTGTTGCGAGTATCTAATATCTTAGCCATACATTATTTATCTATTAGTTTGGACCAGTATTTGATTTACCTGCATAAGGAGTACTTGATAATTGTTGTGGGGATGCTTGCGCTTTTATTGGTGCATTAAATGTACCTGCATTGGTAGGCGTAGCGCCAAATATAGGAGTAGAAACATTTAGATTTCTATTTGGTGTTTGTTGTACTGCATTTATAATACCTGCTGTAAGTTCGCTTTTTGCAAGTTGTTTTAGGTTTGTATTTTTAAATGTGTTATATGTTGTACCAGCCGCTTGTACTGCACCTAAAATATTACCATTGGCTAAATTATTCAACACACCGCTAGCTCCGTCTACTAAACCACCTTGACCTAAAATTGTTTGCTGACTACCTGGTCTTGCAATAGGACTTAATGTTCTGTCGTAGTTTGCATCTAAACCAAATCCAGTAACAATATCACTTGGAGTAGTACCACTTAATGAACCTTCATTGTACACTACGGTCTCATACTCTAATGTCATTTGATTTTCCATAGTACCAGTACTTTCAGCATAACTGTATGTATCATGACTAAAATTAGTAATAATAGGATTTATAAGAGTATAAGCAACAAAATTGTGTTGATTAAAACCAAACACGGTAATGTTCTTAAAGAAAGGAATCTTTTGTCCACCAGTGTCACTTGGTACATTTGTATCACCTATGTATCCCCAAGTTGAATTACCTGTTATACTAGGTTGATATTGATTTCTACTATTATATGTAGCACTGTTAGCAGATGCGGCTGTACCGCCCTGACCACCCGGTCCGCCTACATTTGGATTTTTTCCACCTCTTGCACCTGCAAAGATTACTTGTGCATTATTACCGTCTGCATAGTAATAATTATAATATGCTTTCCATAAACTTCTTATAGCACCACCTGCAGTAGGAGTGCCTGTAGCAGTGCCATTGTCATCATGAAAAGTTATGTTAACCGGATCGTATTTGATTTTAGTTTGAATAATTCTTTTACGATTGTATTGATTTAATTGAACAGTATCAAAGTTAAAAGAAGGTAGTTTAGCTGTTTTTACAGCCAATCCAAAATTTGTATTGGTATTTACGTTTTGATTGTATGCTTGAGTGTTTATATCGAAATAAACATGAAATAGATATTTAAACTTTGGTGCGTACTGATATCCATTTGTTCTAAACGTTTTACTTGCGTGAGTATAATCACGTAGGTAGTCGCTGCCGAAAAATGTTCCGGCAGCGTCTTTTAGTAAATTTTGAAAAAATCCAGACATGGATTAATTCCTCTAATTATTCATTAGATGGAACTACCAATACCAGTAGCGATTGATCCAACTGTTCTACCAATAGTAGCACCAACACCAGAGCCAATTGGAGATTGAATTGCGTTATCATAACGTAAAGTCAATGAAATTGTAACTACTTCGTTAGTACCATAATTTAATGTATTATAGTTTGCTGTTTGTACAAAGCAACCGTATAATTCCCAAGTTTCAAGAACTACTGGTGCCGCTGTTCCGTTACCACCGTCTAAGATTTCAATGTTTGTTTCAAACTTATAATCTTGACCAGTTGCCGCACTTGCTTGCTCAACAAAGTCCATTTGTTTCTGTAATTGTTGACCAATTAATTTAGAAACTGTTCCTGATGCATCATCACGAATGTTAATAGACAATGTTTGCCATGTTGCTTTACCTGCCAAATACATGGTTGAGTTGTAAATTGGTAGTGTAATTTCTTGGAACTGTACTTGTGGTCTTGAGCAATCAATTACTTGTTTAGTCAATTCTACTGTTGCACCGCCTGTACCAAAATTCAAAAAGTTAACTCTAAATCTGAATTGTAGTTTTGGCATTAATAAGCCCTGATTGCCGCCGGCGTTATCAGATGCTACTGTCATGTTGTACAATGATTGTGAGGCTGTTGCCATTTTATATATCTCCTGTTAATCTTATTTATCTTATTCTAAACAGACAACCCCTTTCGGGGTCATCTTAGTTTATTATAATGATGCTATCTCACCTGTGTTTAGAACTCTAACTGGAATGTAGATGAATTCTGCTGCCTTAACTGGTTCAAGTGCAACGTCAATCCATAATTCATTTCTGTCGATTCTGGCTGGTGTATTATTACTTTCATCACATACAACTAGATAGTCATAGATACCACGTTTAGCAACTAAATCTACCATTAATGTTTGAACGACACCTGCAATTTGATTACGTGTCAATGCATCGTTAGGTTCAAATATGAACGGTCTTGCTGCCAATGTTAATTGTCTACGTACATAAGCAATTAGTCGTGCAACGTTAGTTCTATCTAATGCGCTTGATGAATTGTAACTTGTTTTGTTACCAAAGTTTAGTAATCCAACACCAGTGAAGAACACTAATGGATTAATAAAGTTAACATACAATGTGTCACGTATGCCAATATTAGTCTTAGTAGTAACAAAGTCACCCGTTGTTCTGTCTAAGTAACCAATATTTGTAGCGTTATCAATAATACCACGGCGTGTACCTGCTGCCGCTAACCATGGATAACTGATATTGTCATTTCTTAAGAATGTACGTAACATCATATGACTTGGGGGTACTGCAACCAAGTTACCTTGTAAGTCAGTAGTTAATCCACTTGGATAGAATAGACCCAAGTAAGTATCACGTGTTACACAACCTTGTTCGTCAGTTCTTGGAGCACCTGCGGCGTTAGTTGCCCATGCTTGAATAGCTGTTGCATTTGCTTTCAATCCCATTGGGGTATCACCAAGAATATAACCTGTGTCTCCGCGGTCTGCATTTAATACAACCATGTTAGGTTGTAATTCTTCATAGTACGGACATGCAATCAAGTTAAAGAAGTTATCTTCGTCACGAATATCTGTATTTGTATCAACTACACTACTTAATGATTTAACCACCATGTTACGTTGAGCATATCTACCCATCCAAGGTGCGCCATTTGTTTGATTACCACTTACTGTTACCCATGTATAACTGAATTCTGGTAAGTTATTAATATTAGTTGGTGCAGCCGGATTGTATACTCCTGCATTAGGATAGTTAGCACTTGTGAAATAATTTGTCATAAATTGTTTTACAACATATCCTGAACGGCGTGTGTTAAACAATAGTACACCATTTGGATATAAACTTGTTGATGGTGCATCTAAGTCAACATAATTACTTGTTAACATACTAGTAATTGTTGGGATAGGATCATCAACTGGATTGATATTTCCTGAAGAACCCCAACGTGCATCAGCAAATAATACACCTGTAGAACTATTTGATGCAGAATTGTCTAGTCTTACCCACATCTTTGTTCCGTTTACTAATTGCCAACGATTGATTAAGGGATATAATTCTATATCAGTTGTGTCAATCCAAATGTCACCGTATACTAAAGGTGTACCATCACTCTGTGTTGTTGGTTCAGATGCAGAAATAATAGGACCATTCGGATCAGTTGTGTTAGTGCCAGACGATGCTGGGAAACCTGAACTATCATAATTTAAAGTACGATAACCGTGCCATGCATTATTGTAGTTTACCATAATATCAACTTGGTCAACAACTGAGTAGAACCAATTTTGCATATCTAGAGGTAATGCTACTGGAGCACCTTCGTTAGCAGTATATGTTAATGGAACCCAATTGCTCAATTGTGTTGCATATTGTTGCGGTAGAGGATTTCCGCTCACATAAGTAACTGCATCAATAACACCACCTGTTACAGCAGTAACAACACATACTAAATCGTTTGCAGGACTTGTTCCGCCTAATTGGGTACCTAAGAATGTTAGAGAATCACCAACTGCATAACCTGTACCACCAACAGATACACCGGTACCGATTAGAGTGTATTTACCATATATCGGAGCTATATTAATAACAGCATTAACGCCTAGGCCACTAGTACTATTTGGAGTAATTGCAAAACTTTGTTCACGTGAAAAACCGTATTTTACTCCGGTTGTTGTACCTTTTACAATACCAATCTGTGATAATACACCGCTAGGTTTACCTTGATTTACACCACTTAAAATTTGGTCAAATAATAAAATCTCACCGCCAGCAGTGTGTGTTATTTGAATAGCACCATCAGTTGTAACTGCACATGTAGTATAAGGAGCACCTGCAGCCGCCCACGCTGTTACAAACTGCGTAGGTGTCATACCATTTTGGATAGTCATGTTGTAATAGTCACTAAGTGAAGACGAACCTGGTATGCTTACTTTGATTCCCATTGTAGTTGGGCTTACAGTAAGGCCAGTTAATGTCCAATTTGTAGTTGTACCTGTAATTACCGTAGGACCTGTTGCTAAACGTTCCCATAAATATACAGGTCCTTGATTGAAGCCACCGTCAAAGCCATACTGTGCATAGACAGAGCCTGCTGGTATTGCTTGGCCGCCTGTTGCATCTAATGTAACGTCAACTGTCCAATCAGCATTAGCTAAAGTAGTTGATAACGCTTTCCATGACTGTGTTAATGTTGAATATTCTGATACAACTGGAAGTAAACCGTTACCAGAACTACCAACTTTAATCCATACAGAACCAGTTGGCGCCGGTTGTGATTGACTTGCACTCCATAATGGCATTTGTGCCGCTGTACCAAATGCTAGAACCGGCTGATAATAATAACCAGCTGTTACTCCCAAATCACCTAATAATGTGCTTGTACCACTAACAACTCTTAGATAAGGTCTATTAGTATTTGCGGGTGCTGGCTGTGAAGAATATATAACTAACTTACCTGAAATAGCCTCTGCGCTAACATATGTATATCCCAAATTATTAATTGCAGTTGCAAGACCAGCTACTGTGTTATTAGGACCTGCAGGAACTGCTACGGTAAATGAAAAATTACCATTAACACTTATTGTTATTGTATTACCCGCTGTTAGTGCAGGGTTAGATTTTGTACCTTGAATTGCAGGCCAATCTTTACACCAATCAGTAGAACCAACTGTTACCCAAACGTTATCGGTAGTTTTATAAAAATATTGACCGTATGTATTTGGTGCACTGAATGGAATAGGTATTGCATTTACTGCATAATCTCCAATGTTACCAATAGAGTTTGAAGGTACTTGACCTGATAATTGAGCTGAGTCACTGATAACAATAGGATTATATAATTCAAATTGACCAGTAGAAGCATTGAACTCGTACACACCCCATGTGCTGGATGTGGTATCTAACCAGTATGTTCCATTAGCAGGTGCACCACTTGGGCGACTTGTTGTACCAACTAAACTTGCTAAATCAATGTCAGCACGTAATACGTAACAACGATTTGAAGCGCCTAATGCGCTGTATGCGGCTAATAAACCATATTCGTTTAATTCATAACCTTGAATTGGTGTACCATTAGTAGTCGTATAGAAGAATGGTGTACCATAAGTATCCACTAAATCTTTTTGACTTGATGCTAAATATAATTTGCCTGCATTAGCTAATGTAGTACCCGGAGCTACTCCAGTACCTGAAGGATTAGATTTGTTCTGTGCTGTTGCAATGATTACTAGCGGAACTGAACTTGTTGCGGCTGGAAGATATTGACTTTGGTCAATAATCGTTACTTCTACGCCTGGTGATGTTAATGCCATTTTATTTTTTCCTTTTATGTAAGATTATGAGGTTTACAACCTGAATGCATACTATTATTTATTAAAAAAAATAAAAAAGACGGTATTACCGTGCCTTCGAAGGTTATAGCAATAAATAGTTTATGACTAGACCTATTTGCAACTCATGTAATAAAAACGTGTGTGCCGTTAATTACAACCGTAACGGTATAACTCACTATAGGAGTATATGTGATGAGTGCGGTAGAAAAAAGAATAGCCTAAAGCCTAGAAAATCAACATGGGCTAATAATGGATACAAGAAAAAAACCACATGTGATTTATGTGGTTTTAAAAGTTTATTCCCTACTCAAATAACAGTATTTCATATTGATGGCAAATTAGAAAATACGTTACACACCAACCTACGCAGTATATGTTTAAATTGCGTAGAGGTAATTAAGAAAAAAGAAGTTAACTGGAAGCGCGGTGACCTTGAGATTGATTATTAATAATACGTTGAATAGTATTGTGTAACTCATCGATAGTACCGTTATTGTCTACATAATAGTCGTAATCAATTCCAACACTTGAGTATTCACTTGCATGAACATTATTGTCTTCAAGCATTTTTCTACTCACAGCCCAATTCATATTGCCGTTTGGACCTTTGTTGAATGCTACTGCTGATTCGTACCAGTCAGGATTTTCACCCCTAAAAACTCGTATTGTAGTACCACCTGCCATTTTGATAGCATTGACCTCGTTGAGAAATCTACAATCAGTAATTACAATATCATCTTTAGCTGAAAGTAACTTATGTTCTAAACTAGCTACCCAAATATCTTCATGAAAACCTTTACGGCAAACTTCAGTACCCCAGTATTGCAACACCCATCTAGGAGTAATTTCCATACCTAAACGATTACTCCACCAAACATCTACTTGCTCTCGCCACTCTCTGCTTGTTTTTGTGGTGCCTTCTAGCAACTCACGTTCCCAACCAAAGACATGCGCTACAGCATCCTTAAGACTTGCCGCAAAACTAATTCGTTTGAAACCGTGATAAGTTGTGAGATAGTCGGCAATTGTGTCTTTGCCAGAACCGATTAGACCTGTGATACCAATAATCATAAAAAAACTCCTGTAACATAATGTGATTATATTACAAGAGTATGAAAAAGTAAAGAGATTAGGTTAACCTTGTATCCAAGTTAATGGTTGACTGTAATCCACATAGCGTTTCAATTCATCAAGTAATTGCTCCATTCCAGCTTTACCCTCCGCCTTCATAGCTGTACCATTCAAACTTGTACCACCACCTGGGCCAGCAATAGTTCCAAACTTCTCACGTGCTTCACCAATAATTAATTTAAGATTAGCCAAGATAAAGTCACCAATCCATACACCTGCACCCGGATCTTGTAATAAAACTTCTTCAGTCTTTTGTACATCTGCCCAAATCAATATCTGTTCACCGGTACCTTTGAAGTCACGCACTACTCGTAACACTTTTGTTACAGGGTTAAAGGTATAAGTTACATAACCACCAAACATACGTGCAGCCAGTTTAACATAGCCTGCATAAAAATCATATGTTGCCATACCACCTGCATGATTATAATTTAATAAGTATGTGTTTAGAATAGCACTTGAAAAGGGATCAAAACTTGTAGCACCCGGGCCTGTTTCTAACCCAATTGTTCTACGAAAAATATTTCTTACATTAATAAATTGTTGAGGTAATGTATATGTATCTACGTTTTTCTCTACCGTCATTAATGTATATGCTTCTTCAGTTGCCGCTTGTGCCCTTTGACGATAAACTTTAATAGCGTAGTTATATGCGGCCTCATAATGTTGAGGATCTAGCTCTAGGTCAATGATACCCTGGCCCAAACGATAGGCTACATTGTTAAATAATGCTGATTTTAACTCGTCTAGTGTTAAACCAGAAGGAGTTGATAGTGGACTAGCTATTGGTGATGTTGACATATATGTTCCTAGATATTGTATTTATCTAAGAACATATTGCTTTTACAAATCGCCGTCTTTGCGGTTCTCGCTGTAAAATGCGTCAAACTTTCCACCGGGATATCGTGACTCTAGCTTGCGAATATTCTCAGCAATTACTTCATTGGGGTCTAGGTTCAATGCCCTACATGCATTAATCCAATACCACATAACATCACCTAGTTCTCGCTTCATATGAAAAACGGCTTCGTCATTAAGTGCTTTTCCTTGAAAAAGTATTTTCTTGGGCACTTCAATAAACTCGCCACTTTCTGCGGCTAATCCAAAACACGCTGTAATTAACAAAGGAATGTTAACATCAGGTCCATGTTTCATTTGATTGTCGGCTAAATCTAATTCATAGTTAGCGTCAAGTCTATCACAGGTATCTATGAAAGTAGTTAAGTCATTACTAGGTTGGCTAGTAACGGCCTCTACGAATTTTTGATATTTGTTTAAATCTATTGATTGTGTCATGATAATCTCTCTTTAATTGTGTTATAAACTACTTTGTTACCTTCATTGTCATAATGATTTGCTATACCTCTATGGTTTAGAAAAACATTATTGAAATCTATATGATTTGAAAATCTATATAAATTTTTCCATTCTAAATGTGATAAATGTAATGTATTGTTAGGGCATAGTTTTTCTATATCTTTTAAAATTAAATTATGAATATGCTCTGCATATTCTAAATCAAAATACTTTTCAAAAAAATTAACTAATGGAACAAGTTCTTCATTGGTATTAGCATGTTCTTTTACGTCATTGTAAATGAAACAAGATTCTGTGTGTGATTGGTTATTGATGTGAATGGGATTTTCTGTTGTATGTAATCTATAGGGACTTGTGTGAGAAACAATAATATAATCGTACTTGCGAATATCCTGTGACAATAATTGTTTGTATATTTTATATTCGCTACATCCCCGCTGAGACAAATTGGTTACTTTAAAATCTTGTTTAATCAAATTGGTCCAAGCAAAATCATCGGTACACGGTGCCGAAAAACTATCTCCGCAAATCAATATTTTTTTACTCATCTAATATATTATACACCCAATTTGCAATGTTTACATGTGATTTTAATCCCGGATGTTTATTATCTGTTGCCCTATCAATTGTCAAATTGACCTTATTCATATAAAGTAAAGGGTTGCTTATTTGCACAGGGTTGTTATACATGTTTAGTAACGGGTCTGTGTAAAAATTATAAACACTGCATTTGTTATTTAAGATGAATAAATTTGCATGTGAAATATCTAAAAAGGTATTATATACTAAATTATTGATATCGTACAATCTATAAAACTGTTCAGCTTCACTAGTCTTTAAATGTGGATAAATCCTAATCAATGATTGTGTATCATCTACAATATAGGTCCTGTTAACAAAAGACCAGCATACTAATACTAGGTCCGTTTCACAAATGTCACTTGTTAAAATTGATAATAATATTTCCCTATTAGATGCACCGGGCGTGGCAAGATTTTTTACCGGCTTAATAAATTTTTCACCTAAAATATTTGGCCAAGCATACGCACTGGGCCGTATTTCAGTCTGAGTATCAGGATCGCAATCTACTAGATGAGCCCCATATGTGTCACTTGAACCAAATACAACTATCCTGTTGTATTTGTCTATGTCAAGTTTCATGGCATTGTTGATGCATCAAGTGCAATAATGCTTCCTAGAAAAATCTGTGCCCAACCATTAGCATTTTGCCCAGTAGACAATAGACTTAATCCACCTAGGATGTTAAGTCCTGCAACAGTATATGCAATTTTTTTACGGTTTACTGTAACCCAATTAATAATTTTATCTTTCATACTAAGTCCTTAAACATTTCTTTTCTACCTTCTTTACCTAATGTAGCGTCAAAGATTTCCTTTGTACGCTGTAACATTGCACATGCTAGCATTAGCATTTCATTCCTATCGTCAGTTAACTTAATTGAATTGTCAATTAGTACCATTAGTTCTGTCATTCGGTCGTGCGTGTCCATTTTAAAACGCTTTCAAAATAATCATGTTCTCATTAAAGCGACCATTAGGTACTGCTGATACTGCTTTAATTTCTTTAAAATACTTACGTGCCGCGGGCTTACTACCCATTACTTCTTTGATTTGCTCACCGGGCTTACGTAATGTTTTCATTTCACTATTTGTAGAATCAAATCCTAATAGTGTGTTACCTTTAATTTGAAAGGTTTTTGTGTATTCATCGGCAACATAGTGATGTAGTTTACGTTTTGCAGTATCATAAATCCAAGCCTCGCTTGCACCGTGCAACTTAGTTGGATGCACACTAATCAAGTCTAATTTAGTAGTAGCATCTTTAAACACTTTCAAGTATTTAAGTTTAGCAACAATTTTTTCTACAGGTACTGCTTTCTTTTTGCGAGGAGCCTTGTTAGCTTTCTTAATGCTAATATAGCTATTAAGGTCACTTAGTACTTGTTCAATGAATTTAAGAATGTTGCGTAATTGAATCTTACCTAAATTATGATAAGCCTCCTTTAGTTCACTATCTTTTGTATCTACTAATTCTTCAAACTCTGCTTGTTTCTTTTTCCAAATATCAACAATCAATGGGATGTGTTGTGGCATAACATTAAAGCCAACAAGTACATCAACAACTTTAGAATTTGTTTTTCCAGTATTGTAATAATCATCAAACACCCCTTCAAGTTCACCGGCGGCTTCTCTTGCTTTTTCACGCATGATTTCTTGAATATTGGGACGTGCAACTTCAACTACAGCCTTTGCAACCTTACCAGTTGCGCTTTCACGCACTTCGGGTTTAGCAAGTGCTTGTACTAATCGGGCAATTTCATTTTCTAATGTTGCTTCTTCAGCCTCAGTCAATAACAAACCACGCAATTTCATACGTGCCAACCAACAAAGTGTTAGCATGAATTCTGAATCATTTAGTTTACGCAGATTTTTTGCGTCATCAGTGCGGTTACTGAATTCCAAATATTGGCACAATAATTCTTTAGCTTCTTTTTTGCCATAAAAACGATGATACCAAGTGAACCCATTTGCCAAAGCCACATTTCGTTCAGAACCTTCGGGTTGCGTGGGGAACGATGGTTCTGACCCAAAATACTTTGTATCCGCGTCCCGTGGGTCTAGTGCTTTGATAAAATGGTCATCTGATTGCTTGCGAGCCATATATTACTCCAAATTGTTAACTGTAGACACATTGTAGCACACCTTCGATTTGTTGTCAAATTTTCGGATATATAGTGTCACGCATATTTACGATAAATAACTGATAAGGTAAATTAATTATGCCACGACTTAGCCTTTGGCGCCCCAATAAAACTAATGACTATAACTTTTTTGATAGAACTATATCAGAAATGTTTACGGTTGGTTCAACAGACTTATATGTACACAAGTATTTAGGTCCAACTAATCAAGGTCCATCAGTTGATTATACCCAACCTGAATATGATGTATTAGCCCCTACTAATATTCAAGATTTGTTATTCTTAGAAAACCGTGACCGTTCATATGACCCAAATATCTATCGTTTACGTGGGCATTATAATGTACAGAATTTAGATTTTGATTTAAGTCAATTTGGATTATTTTTAAATAATGATATTATTTTCATCACCGTTCATTACAATGATATGATTGAATTGGTTGGAAGAAAACTAATGGTCGGGGATGTGATTGAGTTACCGCATTTAATAGATTATAACCCATTAGATGAAAAAATACAATATGCATTAAAACGCTTCATGCAAATTACCGATGCTAATTATGCAAGTGAAGGTTTTAGTCCAACATGGTTCCCGCACTTGTGGCGTATTAAATGTGAACCATTAGTTGATAGTGAAGAATTTAGTCAGATATTAAGTGAACCAAATCAGCAAGATAATTATTTAGGTATTTGGGATAATAGTAAACCTTATCCAGAAGGCTATGTAATTACATTCGGTGATAAAAACTACAAAGCAATAGCTGACGTACCTGCAGGTACTATGCCACCTGATCCTGCATATTGGGAATTAGATACTAATAGCAACCTTAAAGATATTCTTGCTACATACAATAAAAATATTAAAATTAATGATGCGGCATTAGCAGAAGCACAGCGAATAGTTCCTAAGTCGGGATACAATACAAATGACCTATACATTGTTCCAACATACGGCGAGTACATAAGTAACAACGTACCTTCTAAACAATATAATAATCCCGCACCTCCTATAGCTGGAGTAGTTCCTAATACAGGAACTGTTGGCGTAATGCAATCACCCATGTATGCTCCCGCACCAGTAATTAGAATTCCAAAAGCAACTGTTAAAAGTATTTGGGATATGACTGCTGACATGGGCTTTGATAAGTTAGACTTCTTTAATGCAGTAAGTATAGAAAAATTAGTACTAGCACCAGAAATGGCTGAAAGCGGAACTGGCTCTGGTTTTGTAAGTGGTAATCAAATATTAGCACTGACCCCAATTGGTGAAGTTAAAGGTCCATATGGTACTGCTGACAACACTTATGCAACCGCTGACCAAAACCCAGAAGCACCCGGATTTACAGGTACAGAACCATATGGTCCTAACACAATGGATTATCGTGCTGACTGTGATCCACGATTCCAATATATCGCTCGTAGCAGTCCAAGAACATTTGGTTACACAACCGCATATATGAGTGGTGATGGTCAAGCACCAAATGGATTCCCTACAGGGGCAGGAATAAGTTTCCCACAAAATCCTCAAGTTGGAGATTACTTCTTACGTATTGATTACTTGCCACAGATATTATATCGTTGGGATGGTAAACTATGGGTTCGCATCTCTACCAACATACGAACTGAAACTGGCTTTAGTAATTCTAGTAAAACACAATTGTCTAGCTTTATTAATAATCATGCAGAAACAAAACTTACAGACGGTACGTATGTACCACAAAGACAACCGTTATCAAGTATTTTAACATTGTCACCGGACGCAATACCACCAGGAACATAAAGATTATATATGGCACAGTTTTTTTACGACAATCAGATTCGCAGATTTTTAATTCAATTTGCAAAAATATTCAGTAATTGGTATGTTACTAAAGGTAAGGACCCTGCAGGTAATCCAATACTAGTACGTGTACCTATTATGTACGGTGATAGTAGTAGACAGGCTTCTACTGTGATTGCAAATAACTCTGCTAGTAATTTACCTAGTGCACCTCTAATTACATATTATATTAGTGGACTAGAATACAATCAAAAATGGACACAAGACCCTACTTACGTTGATAACATACAAGTACGCCAAAGAGCATATAATCCAGAAACACAGCAATATGAGACTACACAAGGTCAAGCATTTACTGTTGAACGATTAATGCCAGTTCCATATACACTAAGAATCAATGTAGACTTTTGGACTACAAACTATAATCAAAAATTAGAACTGATTGAACAGTTAGGTACATTGTTTAATCCTGCACTAGAGATACAGAGTACAGATAACTTTATTGATTGGACTTCACTGAGTGCAGTTTTTCAAGATGGCTTGACATTTAGTAGTCGTACTATCCCTCAAGGTACTGGTAATCCAATTGACGTAATGACTTGGAAATTCTATATGCCCGTATGGATAAGTACTGCAAGTAAACTTAAAAAGATGGGTGTTATTGAAAAAATCATTGCAAGCATATTTAAAGGTACTGCATTGACTGACATACAAGATGACGATTTGTTATTAGGCACTAGACAAAAAATTACCCCATATGGGTATAAATTATTATTATTAGGTAATCAATTACAAATACTACCTGCGGATAATGCATTTTATCCAAGTAATGTAAATTTAGATTTACCACCTAGCCCACAGACTGATGTATACTGGTCTAGTGTATTGAACGTATATGGTACAGTAAGACCCGGTATCAGTCAAATTTGGTTGCAAAATCCATATATGGATCATGATATTGTAGGTACAATAGTTCCTAATCCAAGTGATGATAGATTTTTAATTTACAGCATCGACCCAGACACATTGCCGCAAAATACACTAGACCCAGTAAACAGTGTGATTAACCCACAGCTTACAGGACCAAACGCAGGTTTACCCGGACCTATTAATGGTGTTAGATATTTGATTGTTGAAAACATAGGTAGTCCAGGTGACAGCACTGTTGCTTGGGGTAACCTTGTAGCAAATGCCAATGATATCATTGAGTTTGATTCAACTACAATGGAATGGTTTGTATCTTTTGATAGTCAAGCTAATGTAGTCGTGCAATATGTGACCAATCTATCAACATCTATCCAATATAGATTTGTTGAAGATACTTGGATGAAATCATATGAAGGTTGGTATGACCAGGGAGATTATTCTATAGTAATTTAATTTTTGATAAATTATTATATGAGTAATACTTCTGCGGGTGTTTTCTTTTACAGTAGAAAAACCAATCGTTATCTTTACATGCTTAGAACTGATGCCAAAAATCCTGGCAACTGGGGCATTCCTGGTGGAAAAATTGAAGAAAACGAAACTCTACTAGAGGGTATGATAAGAGAGTGTGAAGAAGAAGTAGGATATTTTCCACCAAATGGAAAGTTAGTACCAATACAAAAATTCATTAATAATACTTTCACCTATCATACCTTTTTTTGTGAAGTAGAAAATGAATTTGTGCCCTTACTAAATGAAGAACATTGTGGTTATGCTTGGGTAGGTGAAAGTCAGTATCCTAAACCATTACATCCAGGATTGTTTAGCACTGTCAACTTTGATATAGTACAAGAAAAACTAAACACACTAACAAAAAAGACTGCCTAAGCAGTCTTTTTTTATTTTAGCATTTTAGCTATTGTTTCAAAACCAATCGAGCCTAATATAACACCTGCTCCCATCATCATCCAACGCCATTTCTCTAATGCAGAAACTTTGCTGGATAACTTATCATGTGCGGCATTATCTTCTTCTCGCATTGACTTGAGCATTGCTCTGGTTTCTTCGGCGTTTTTATCCAAAGCATCATGTAGCTGTTTTACATTGTCCTTAATCTCACCGACTTTTTCTTCGATGTTCTTAACTTGAACTTGTAAAACAGCTATTTCTGTTTCAGGTTGAACTTGCAATGCTCTATTGGTAGCCATTTTATGCACTCGCAATAGTTACAATTGGATAAGGCTGAGCGTTAGCTGTGTTAGCAGTTGCCGCACTATTGAATGTAGCATAAGCTGGAGCCGCATTGATATATCCTAGATTACCAGTTGGTTGTCCTGGAGATACAATATTGCCTGTTGCAACTGGACCAGAATCTGCTGTGAATAACAAAACATTGTGGTCAGAAAGACTCTGAACTGTTTGTGTAGAGCTATTAGCATATGTAGCTAGAACACGCATTGTGTTTGGTGTCAATGCTGTATTAGCAAGGTTAGCTGTATAGCACTGTGCTGTTAAACCACTAGTTGCGCCAGTCACTAGATATTTTTGTTTGCCTTTTTGACGAACAATATAACCAGCTTCGTCATTTGCAAAAACAAATGATGCATTTGTAAAGTTTGCTGTAGGAGTTGCAGCCAATACAGTTACATCAATTCTAGCGTTTGCAGTTGTACTTCCAGTTGTAAGTCCTTTTGGAGGACCGTATTGTTCATCGGATACTGTAAATGCGACTGCATTGGCAATAGTTTTAACAAAGTACTGATAATTTGCAACCAAACCACCTGTATTTGCA